GCTCTTGCCTTGCGGGACTTCCCCAATCAAAGCACAGATATTTTTGTATTCTTTGGCCTGGTCGTTAAACGCGTCTTTTAATTCTTTGAGGTCGTCGGCCACCTCGCTTAATTTGTCCTCAATGGCCTGCTGGTGCTTGCAGAATTCCGTCAAGCGTTCGTTGGTGATAATTACTTGATTATTCATCGGTTTGTTAAAATGACTTTTGCTTGATTTCCGGCATTTTGTTTTTAAGCAATCGCCTCCCAAAAAATAGATACTGTTCCAGTAGGATTATTATCCTTAGTCCACACTATTGATATATTTGTGCTATTTATGGAAACGCTACCTAACACTTTTGAATAACTCTCAAAATCTATGACGCCGTTCCACGGAAAACTACTACCCGCGGAATATTCATTTTCAAGCGAAGTTATATTGTTGGCGTACACCCGCGCCCTCATATAGCCAGTTCCGTTGGTATCAACCTCACACATCCTATATCCGCCAGAAGATGCCCAAACTGCACGCAATTTTATTTTTTTAGGCGTTTTTCCGCAACCGTGCGCTATGTTTTGCGTTTCTTCAACCGAAGCGTCGTGGGATGCAGAGCCATATTTAACTACCGTAACCGCCGCGGCGTCCACATACGCCTTTCTCACCGCCTGATTATCCGTTGTCGGGTCGCTTGCGGGCAGGACGGGGAAAGAACCGAAAGTTTTGACGCCTTGAAGGGTTTGATTGCCGGTCAATTTGACCGCCGCACTATCCAGCGCGCTAATATCGCTGGCCAGTGCGCTTAATTCCGCATTGATGTCATCGGCGTCTGCCGTTTGTCCGTTTGTGATTGCCATATATTTACGAATTACTATTGGTGATTACATATTCGCACTCAATATCTTGATTATCTCCTTTTGAAAAAGTCGGCGTGATAATTGACCGCGCGAAAAGCCTTGCCCCGCAAAACAATCCAAATTCGGTATAATCATCGTTGGCCAGTTCGGTATCCGCGATAAAAAACAAGAATGTTGCCTCGTCAAGGCCGGTTTCATCGGCGTCCATAACCTTGATGTCGCTCAAAACTGCCTCCTCCAAATCGGTATCGCCGTCCGCCGCGGCCGTGGTTCCCGTCCCGATTTTGGCGTGGGTGATTTCCAGCGTATAGGTAAAATCGCCCAGTAAATTTTTAATCGCGATATTCACGCCGCTGTTGGCATTTTTAACAATTAAGTTTTCAATCCAAGGCGTGATCCGGATTAACTCCCGCGTGCCGGCTTTGTAGACTTTGAAGCGATACCGGCCGCTTAATTTGTTTTGGGATTTGATTTTCATAATTTTAAGTTTCGCTCCACGTCCCGAAACCCCACCTGAACGCACCCCATTTATAGGGCGGCGAGGTAGTTGCTTTTGGAACGGTGCAAACATCCGTCATCGTCATCTGGTCGTCAAGCTGTGCCAGGGTGAGCAAGTTTTCCGGGTCAAATTCTTTAATTGTCCGGTAGCGAATTAAATCTTGCAGTAGCTGGATTATTCCCATTGTTCTCATCGTGGCCAGTTTAACGCTCCATACTGCCTTATCTTTGGCCTGCGGCTTGAATGTAACCCGCTGAATGAGGAAATCCTCGTCCACGCCCATTAAATCGGATTTCACGTTAATTATCTGTCCACTGCGAAGCCCCGCCGTGTCAGTTTGAAACTCCCCCTCAATCACGCCGTCCTTGTAGCCATTAAGCTGTGCCGTGGCGTATTGATAAGCCTCGGAACGGCTGGTAATGCTTTTGTCTTCCTTGAAAAATTCATAAATGCCATATTGATTGATTGATACCGGTTCGGGAATTTTAACCAAAATGGGAAACAAAGGAATGCCGGTAATTTCCACCTTTTTGGCGGCCATACTTGCCTTGAAGCGCAATGATTTTTGCTCATAAGACCAGAAGCAGTCCGCGTCCTCTTCTTTGGTAAGATAATCAACGCCCACATCCACCGGCGTCCCGTCAACCTTAACCGTTGGTTCTTCCGCAAATTTGTTTGCCAATGGGAAAATCATCTGGTCGGTCGTTCCAACATAGGTTTCAGTTCTCTCCACTCCGCGCTCTTCACTGCCGCGGATCGTCACGGAATTGCGGATTTGGTCAAGGTTATCCGTAATTTTCAGACTGTTGCGCAATGATTTTCCGTTGCTGTCGGTAATTCCAAACGGCGCCACATTATCTTCCTGCGCAAAAAAATGAATGTCTTTGTCATAATCCACATACCAGTAATAGCCGGTTTCTTTGGCGATTTTTTCCAGGCATTCGGGAATACTCATCCGGTTAAACAACATCGTCTTGATGGTAATGTCGCAATCAACATTCGCTCCGGTAAAATCTTCGGCATATTTTGATATGAGGTCGGCGATAATATAATCAACAGTTTGATTGCTGTAACTTTCCAGCACCAGCTTCCGGGCCAGAAATTGAGTATAGTCGCAACAGGTAACCTCAAACACCACGCGCTGGCCGTCCACCAATGATTTTTTAACTTGCGTGATTGCCCCGCCAAATTCTTTAATGCTGTCAACCTCCATCACCACTTCCTGATTTACTTCCGGCACAAACCCGCGGCTGGCGTATTTGTCCACGGAAAAAACCAGCGTATCTTTTTCTTCGTTGACCGCATCTGTTTTTTGGATTGAGTCAAAGACGATGTCGTTGGTTCTATCCGTGCCGGCAATGGTGATAGTGATGTTCATTGTTTTACAATTTCATCGTTTGTTTCAATTTCTGAATAATTTTTTCGCCAATCTCATCGGCCGCATCGCGATCAAGATAATAGCCGCCTTGGATGTAGACATTGATATTCGCTCCGGCATAGGCAGGAATCGGGCTATACGCGCTTGACAGCGGCAAAACGGCTTCCGGCCCGGCCTCGCCAATCATTGCAAGCGTGGGGCGGTTCACGATGCCGCCGGAGGCTAACTGTGGAATTGTCGGAATGCTAATCACGCTCATACCAAGAGCACTTCCGCCCTTTCTTGCCACTGAATTAAGCGCATTGATAACCGTATTTATCCCGTTAATTATGAAATTTATGCTTGTTTTAAAACCATTTTTAATTCCTTCCCAAACACCGGATACCACTTCGCCCATCCCTTCCCACATTGATTTCCAGGCATCGCTTATCGGTTTTGACAATTCTTCAAATTTTCCGCTTATCCAATTCCAAGCATCGCCGATTGTTTTTTTAATTCCTTCCCATATCGGGCTTAAAAATCCGCTAATCGCCGTCCAGACCGTATTCCACACGCCTTTAATGAAATTTAGGGCGGAACTAAAAGCCGCCTGAATTGTCGTCCAAGCCATTTGCAACGCTCCGATGATTATCTGCATCGTTGAAACAATATCAATTCCAAATAAATTAAAATATTCAATTACCAATCCAACCGCCAATGCCGCGCCGAATTTAAAAGCTTCCTTGATTCCTTCCCATACGCCGACAAAAAAGTCAGTAATCCCGCCCCATACCGATTGTGCTGTTGAAACGATATTTCCCCAAACACCAGAAACAAAATCGTTGATTGCGCTCCAAATTTCAATCGTTTTCTCTTTAATCAAATCCCAATTCATAATGATTGCCGCGGCCAAAGCAACTATCAAACCAATAGCAATGCCCCAGGGATTGCCGAATGTCAAAACTTTTATTGTTGCGGCAATCATATTTGCCGCATTGACAAAAGCGGGTATCATATACCCTGTAATTGCGGGGACTAATAATCCAGTAATAACTCCTGCGGCCGCGGCGATAGCTGTTTTATTTTCGCTGAACCATTTTGTAAATTCTTCTATTTTTTCTATACAACTTGGCAAAGTTTCTTGAACAATTTTTGTAGCAATTTGAATAAAACTCTTTGCCCATTCAAGTAATTTTGCCCCTTCATTCGCTAAAAATATGTTCCAGGCATCCTGCAAGTTAGACCACGTTTGATTTAAAGACCCACCTGCATTGCTAAAAGCATCGGCATATTTGCCGCCCTCTTTTCCTGCCATTGCAAAGGCCGCCGCTAAATCATTAAAGGCGCTATCACTATCTTTGACCATTTCGCTCGCCGCTTCTTTGGTTGTTCCATAATAGTCTGCAAGCAATTCAAGTATATTTACGCCCGCATAACCAAATTGGCGAATATCCATTTCGGTAATTTTTCCGGTATTGCCAATCTGTTGCAAATTCATAATAATTCTATCCAATTCGGCTTGCCCCTTTCCCCCCGCCGCCAAAGCCTTCCCCACATCAAGCAAAACTTGCTCACTTTGAATGGCATTTTTTGTTACCAGTGTTAACGCTTTATTTGCTTCTACCAAGCCGGCGAATTCAAATGGCGTGCTGGCCGCGTCCCTTTGTATCATTTTGATTGCTTCATCGGCCTCCTCCATACTCCCAAGCAATGTTTGGAATCCTATTTTTTGCGTTTCAATATCCGCCGCCGCCTTGATTGAAGAGACGCCAAAAGCCCCCACTGCCGCGCCAACAACCGCAAAACCAGCCGTCATCTTTTTGATGGTGTCGGATACGTCTTTTGTCTCTTTCTCAAAATCTTTTAACTGATTTTTTGCCTCATTAAATGCTTGCTTTGCGTTGTTCTGGGCGGTAATGATAAATTGTAGAGTTTGGTCGGCCATTTTACTTTTTTATAGTTTTGTGGTTTATATGAACCAATAAAAGCAATTAAAATTATTTTCCGCCGCCTCTTCAAATGAGGCGGTTATTTTTTGCTCGCCTTTTTCGCCTCTTGCGCGTCAATCTCCATTTTGTCTTGTAGAAGTCCTATAAACCACTTCGGCTGTTCCATATACTGGTAATATGTCCACCCAAACTCTTGGCATATCGCCACAATCTGCATCTCCGGCGTTAACTTGCCGAGGCGATACCAGCGGCGGGCTTCCCGCCTTCGGATAAAAAATCAACATCATCGGCAATTTTGTTGACTTCGTCAATCACGAAAGAATAATCGCATTTTCTCATTGCGCAAATTTTGTCATAGATATTCTTTTTTTCGCCAGCAACCGAAATAACAACTACATCAACTTTCGCTTTTTCGGTTTTGACGACAGCTTCGCCCAAATTAACTTCAATATCGCTTTTCATCGCCATATTGTGGTCAAGCATTTGCTTCCTAATCTTGTTGTTCTCTTCTCCCGTAATCCACGCTTTCAACTCCACTTCGGTTTTTGAAAACGGGCAAACAATTTTTTTTGTTTCCATTTTTTTTAGGCGGGCGGTTAATTCCACCCGCCTTGATTAAATTTATGCTTCGGCCAAATATTCGGCCACGGAATTGACGGTCTCAATGGTAATCACATTCTCTTCGCCGCTCTCATCGCTTTCTTCGGCGGTAAATTCAATGGCTTCCATCGTTGCGTCGCCAAGGCCGCCGTCTTCTGTCCAATTTTCAATCCGTAATCGCGGAATGGTGATGGTAATGCTGTCGCCATCACTGCCGGTAAGCGTCAAGACCATTGATTGTTTGGTTAGTCCCTCAAATACGGTGCGCTGGTCGGTCGTCTCAAACAACAGCTTGAAACTGCCGGACACTTTTGATTCTTTGGCAATAAATCGGTCAACATCATTGCTTCCAGGTGCGTATTTAGCTTCAACGTTATTTTCAACTTTCAGTGAAAACTCTTGCACTTTAAATGTGTCATTATCAATTTTCAAACTTGCGTTTTTAAATGTGTAAATCTTCAAGTCTGTTTTTGTCGGCGTTCTGGTTTGCGTTGTCGGATATTTTGAAAGCAAATCAATCGTCGCTTTGACGACATCATCGGCAAACGAAATTTCCATCGTATTCACCACCGCGTTGGCGAATTGGCGGTCGTCAACCACGCGCCCGCGCCAAATCGTGGCCGATAGAGGGTCATTGCCGCCGGCCAAAGTGGAGGTGTGCTTGTAATCATCGCCGCTCACCTCGCTGGAAACCGAACCTAACGCCAATGCCGCGAAATACGGGAAAATGGTCGGATCAACGCAAATCTCAATCTTGCCTTCGCCGGACTTTTTACCTTCAACCGGTGCCGGGCCTTCGGCATAGCGCGACCCGCGGGCTTGCGTGTCGCCGATAATCCCCATTTTTTCCGCGAGATCGCACTCCAAAAATTCAAAATAATGTGTCGGGGCAACTGCCGTTCCCGGCGTTGCTTCCAAAGCAATACCTGCTGTCTGCCTGCGTTTGATTGAACTTGACATAGTTTTTTTATTATTTTTTAAATTTAAATTGATACATCCTGCAAAAATTCAACGATTATTGAAACTTCAACTTGAATTCTCGTGCCGCCGTCAATGTATGTTTTTTTTGAACTCACCGGCAAAACTCGCAATACATCCGAAAGTCCAAGATCGTTATTATCGCGGAAAAGCTTCTCAATTTTATATGTTCTGTCATCGCTGGTTGATTCAGCTCCGGCGCGGGTTTTGAATTGCTCCAATTTTTCTTGCAAAAGAACAATCTTATAATTTGCACGCACGCGATCTTGCGCGTTGGTAATAATCTCCGATTCGTTGCTATCCCAAACAACGCAGATATACGGATAACCCTTTTTTCCTTCCGAATCTATGTATCCGGCAACATTTTTAATCCCCTCCAATGTTTCCAAAAATCCGATAATGGCATTTTTAATCGTGTTTATCATACAAAAAAAGAGGCGAACCCCGCCGCATTTCTGCGGTGGAATTCGCCCCTTGGTTTGGTTAGCGAAAAATACTATTTAATTTCTTTAATTATACCTATTGCCCATAAAACAATCAAGTGCTACACTCGTCTATGCCCAAAAACGACAAACCGCGCCACAAAAGCTTTGAATTTACGATTAACAACGATAACATTGAATTCATCATTGAAAAGGTTTTTGAAGGCAATCCGAAAATGGTCAAAAAGCTCAAAGCGATACTGCACGGAAAATCAGATAAGCCCCCGCTTGGTTTTTAAGAAGTTTTTTTCAAGCTCTCTTTTTGTTTGGTGCACTCCCCAATTTAAAATCGCATTTCTGACAAACGGGCGCGCCTTCATCCGGCGCGTTCCTTCGTGGACATAAGGAGCGTATTTTACGGGATCTTCAATAATACCCTTCACGTTTCCGGGCGTTTTCTCAATCCGCCAATGAATTCCCGTTCTCAACCGACCGGTATCCACCGGCGCGTTATGTTTTGATCTGGCGGCGATCTCCGGCAATAACCTGTCAAAAACCTTGACGATATTCTCATCGGTGGTTTCGGGATATTTCGCCAGTAAATCTATCGCTTCGTCCAATTCTTTTATGTCAATCTTGAAAGATAGCATCCTATTGTTTTTTAGTAATCGTCAACTGCAAATGGGATAATCCCATAAACGACATTCTCTTGACGCCCGAAACTTCGTATTCATCTTCGCCGTCAATAATCCGGTCTTTTTCGGCAATGTCGCAATCCTCGCAAAACATCCGATAATCCTTTTCATAGCCTCCGCCCATTGATTCCCTGAATTCCGCATCCAGCGGCTGGATATTGCACGCCACTCCGGTTAAATTGACCGCGTAGCTTTCCGTGTCAATGTCGTCCGGACTTTCGTCATCGGAAAGCCGATAAACATCAACGATTTTATCAAATAATGATTCAATCATAATTCCGCCATCCGTTGGTATTTGGCAAGGATGTTTTTAATACTTTCAAAATCGCCGGTTTGTTTGGTGTCTTTGTATGCCACGCTATATTCTCCCATCGTGATTGACTTTACTTCGCCGCCGCTATCCGCCGCATTGTTGATTATTCCGGCCACCAAAACCGTGCAAGCAAATTTAATGTCGGCCGGAACCGCCACCGAATATCCCCATTTTGCGGTTATTGCCACATTCTGCCGCCCTCGGGTGAATTTCCCGTATTCCCGGGCAATGATAATTTTCGGTGTTTCGTTGGTCGGATAAGCGAAATAATCAATCTCTTCATCGTTCAATTCCACCTTTTCAATCTCCACGCAATCGTCAATGAATATCTCGCGATCGCCGTCGCCGTCAAAAAGACGTTCGCTGGCCGCAGTGTCGGCGATAAAATTCCGGCCGGTTTCTTTGTCAATTTGGTTTTCCATTGCTTCAATCCATCCGTCAATCTGGCTATCCATCGTCGCGTCAATCTCTTGAAGCAAGTAATTCTCAATTTCTTCTTTGGTTGTGTATCCTTTTTTTGCCATAATTTTTAAGTTATTGCCCGCATTTTCTATACGGGTTTGTTTTTCGGGTATAGGGGCTGGCCTTGCGCCGATACGGGCTTGTTTTCGGCTTGTATGTGGAGCAAAGCCACTCATCCCACCGCGCCCTGATTTTTTCCGTGCCAATTCCACTATCAGACAAAATTATATTGGCAACAACTTTGGCCACATCAACCCCGATTGCCTCATCGCTCACCGCAATTCTTTTAAGAATTTCCACCACATCATCGGCGCTTCCCAAGTCGGTGATAGATATTCTTTTCAAAATAACGCTTATCTGGTCGTTCCCCGTGCCGCTGTCGGAAATTATTTTTTCGGGATTGCCTACTTTAACGTTTTCAATCGCCGATCCCGCTTCCTGTATCAATGTGCTCACAATTATTGACAATGTTTCGTTGGTAGCCCCGCTCTCCTGAATTGATATTCTCGCCGCCACATTTACCGCTTCAACCGCAGTTGCGTTGTCCGCAATCGCCAACCTTGCCAAAACTCGCAAAACATCGCTTCCTTGCCCATTGTCCGCGACAAGCAACCGATTTACCACCCTAACGCTTTCCGTTGCCGTTGCCAGCTCATTTACGGCAATTCGGGCAATCAAACCAATCATCTCGCTTCCAACTCCGCTGTCTTGGATAAATTTAATTCCGCCGCCAATTTTTACTTCTTCATTCGCGCTCCCGCTATCGGCAACCAATACCGCCGATATAATTTTGGCGATGTCTTCTCCCGTGCCGCTGTCTTGCGCGTATATCCTCGTCAAGATATTCACCAGCTCAACTCCCGTCCCGCTGTCTTGGATAAAGGCGTTTCTGATAATAGAGATGATGTCGCTTCCGCTTCCCGTTTCCTGCAAAACCAAACGGCTCAAAACATTGACCGTATCATTCCCGCTGGCGGTTTCCAAAATGGACAACAATGTTTTGATTGCCACATTTTCGTTGCCTGTGCCACTTTCCGAAATGATGATATTCGCGAGAACGCTTATCGCGTCATTGCCGCTGGCGGTATCTTGGATTGCAACACGAACCCCGCCGGAAACTTCATCATTCCCGCTTCCGGTGTCTTGAATTGCAAGATTTACCAAAACGGCAATCGTTTCACTGGCGATCCCGCTGTCATTCACCGATAAGTGTATCAACGCAGACAACGCCTCGCTTGCTTCTCCGCTATCCGAAACGGAGATTGCCACCAACGCCTGCACCGCTTCACTGCCTGCCCCGCTATCTTGAATTGTCGCAAGATTGGCAAGGATATTTATCGCTTCGTTTCCGTTTCCGCTATCCGAAACCGCGATATTCGCAATTACTGAAACAATTTCGCTGGCGTTGCCATTGTCGGCAATCGCTATTTTTCGCAATACCTCCAAAGCGTCAACGCCACTTCCGCTGTCGGAAACGGCAATCTTGGCCAACGATTGCACCGCCTCGCTCCCCGCGCCTGTGTCCGTTATGGCAATATTCGCCAGCACATTGATTGCGTCCGCGCCCGTCCCGCTGTCGCTCATCGCAAGGTTCGTCAAAATGCCGACAATCTCATTTCCGCTCCCGCTGTCGGCCACAATCGCGCGGATCACCAAAGAAAGCACATCCGCGCCGCTCCCGCTGTCAAGAATTGATTTAATCTGTTTTAATGAAACGCTGTCAGTCCCGCTCCCGCTGTCCGTTTGCGTCAATGAATTTTTAATTGCTGGAGTTGCGTCAACGCCACTTCCGCTGTCGGATAATCCAATCAACACTTTCACCGAAACGCTGTCGCTACCGCTTCCACTGTCGGAAACATCTTTTTCCGTTTCCCCTCCCTCCAACACCACATCATTCTCACTCCTCACATAATTCAAATAAAGCGTTTTCCCGCTTGCCGTAAGTGCTTTCCACGCCGTTAAATCGGTAGAATTGTCAACATATCCTTTGAGATAGTTTAATCGTCCCGATGGCACACTCCAATCTATATTATGTCCGACAAACCAACCTGCCGCGGGGAGTTCAAGACGGAGGAGGGAGGAGCAACCGTAGGCGTAGTAACCCATAAAGTAGTCGCCCACACTGGTCAGCTCGCTGGTATCGGGGACGGCAAGAGAGGTGAGGGAGGAACATTTACGGGCGTAGGCATACATAAAGTAGTTACCCACACTGGTCAGTCCGCTGGTATCGGGGACGGCAAGAGAGGTGAGGGCAGTGCAAACGTCGGCGTATAAACGCATAAAGTCAGTGCCCACACTGGTCAGTCCGCTGGTATCGGGGACGGCAAGAGAGGTGAGGGCGGTGCAACCGTCGGCGTAGGCATACATAAAGTAGTTACCCACACTGGTCAGCCCGCTGGTGTCGGGGACGGCAAGGCTGGTGAGGGCGGTGCAACCGTAGGCGTAGTTATACATAAAGGCGTTGCCCATCGTTCCGCTGTATGCCGCCTTTTGCGAGATCGCAATACCTATAAGATTTGTTGCTTGACCGTAAAAACTGGCGGTCATATAATCATTCCCGCTCTTGTTGTTATCGTGTCCAATTTGCATTGTCGTGGACGACACGGGAAAAGTCGTTGTCGTTCCCGATACGCTCAATTCCGTCCACGCCCCCGAAGTTCCCGCCCGATAATAAACCGTGCCCGTATATGCCGAAAAAGACCCTCGGTAAAGACGGATATTGCAAGTCCCGCTTCCCTCCGCAAAGGTAAGCGTATGGATAACATCGTAATCTTGTGAGGGGTTAATATCTGCCATTGATTATTTTTTGATTTCTTCGGTGGTAATTCCCGCGTCTTCCAACTGCTTGATTTTGGCTTGCGTTTCGGCGACCAAACCTTGAAAATGCGCCAAATTGCTTTTTAATGTCGCCAAATGGATTGCGCCGTCCACTTCTTGCGTGGTGATTAACTCCACTTTTTTGTTTGCTAAAACTTTGATTGTGTCTGTCATAATTTTTTATTTATTAGTTCCTTATCCCTGCCCCCTTTCCTCCGTAGGGGCAAGAGAAAAAACCGATTACGACAGCGTTATCTCAAGAGTTAATACCCACGTTTGTCCCGAGGTCTTCGTTCCTTGGTCGGATACTTTGCGGTTCAGCAATTTACCCGATGACGAGGCGTTCAGCACGCCAAACTCTTTCCACGCTTGATTGGCGTCCGAACTCCCGTAAGATGAGGAAAAAGTGATTTTTTGGCTCGTGCCATAGGTCGGATAGCCGGCCTCCATCGCCTTTTTCACGCCATTGGTAAATGACGCTTCGGTATCGGCGGCGACGGCGGCGGTATCACCCGTGCCAACAATCAAGTAGGCGTTGGTGTTGTCATATTTTGTCCCGCTTGACGCGCTCCCCAAAATAGTCAACAACTCGTTGATGCCCTCATTGCAAAGAACATTACCGTCAATCTCCACGCTTTCGTATTTCTTTTTTGCCGCAAAATCGGCATCGTTGGCGTATTTATCAATGCGCCATTTGGTCTTATGGCCAAGAAATTCCGCCAGAGAAATATCTTTTGTTTCCATTTATTTTGCAGGCTTGCTTGCGACTTCGGCGGGTTCGCCGTCAATCTCGGCAATCTGCTTTTTAACTGCTTCAAGACCTTTGACATACTCTTTGGCTATGGCCACGCTCATCTCGCGATAAGCGTTAGCCACCGGGTCAAAGAATGATACTTTTTTTTCCATAAGTTTTTTTGCCTTGCTTTTTCTTTTTCTTCTTGCAATGGCAAAGATTATTTTTCACGATTTTGGTTCTGTAATTTTTTGAGATCAACATATCTTTACACCAAGAGGGGAGGCAAACGCTCCCCCCTTGGCTTTAAAGATTAAGATTCTCCGCCAGTCTTCAACACCGCGATACC